ACAAAATAAACCGTGGAAAAATACCACAGAGCAACGAAATCTTATACTAAGTTATAATTAACTTATATTTCCTTTATCGTCGACAGGTACAGATAAACCATCCTGGTTTGATTTATTTTTTTCCACAAATAGCAATATGGTACATAATATAAATCCTGCAAAAATACCTAATACCGTAGGTGAAGTTAAATAACCCGTAGATGCTGCCCAAGTATAAAACATAAATATAATCAGTAATCCTTTACGATGAGACCACATTAATTCGGAAATTTTATATAAACCTCCATTTTTAAACAATCCCCCAGTAAAACAAAATAGCATAAACACGTAATATTGTGTTATTCCTTGCGCTATAGCCCAACCATATTCCAATAAACTCATAAGTACACTATAGACAAACAATACGATCATTAAAGTTCCAAAGGGGAAACCGAGAGCAGGGACATTAGCAAAGAGTATAATATTGGTTAGAAATGCAGAGAAAGCATTAAACATGGATACCCATGTAGATAAAAACAGTAAATAACCTTGTTCAACAGGAGCAAGTACATACCCTAACCATGTGGTTATGTATCCCAATAGTATGGGATATCCTGTAGTGACAAATAAATAAAATATATAAGGCATCACATAAAAAGGTATGGTGGTATTATTCATCATAGTAGGAAATATTTTAAAGAATAGTAACGCCCATCGAACTAGATAACGACCACAGGACCAAGAATAAGCTGCTCCCATACCAAAAAATTTAAAAAACCATGTATAATACCATTCCATGCCCATATCCATCATTTCTTCACTAGGTCTATTCATGGTGTAGGGAAATGAGATGTTTTCCATGGGCCAAAATACTTCACCGGCGGCTTCAATATCACAATTTTCTAAACCATCACTAAACTTGTCGCTCCAAAAATTTCCTTCCGTTGGCGGATCTCCCATATAAGGAGGTTTATCCAAGTCGGTTGGAAAACCTTTGTCAAATTCTGCCGTAGACCAACATAATATGGAGGTTAAATTTGCACCTACAAATCCATAAATTAATACTCCAATAAAGATCTGTAAACTTGCTACAAAAAAACCTTCCCAATCGTTGGATTTAAATTCCTTCACAACTCCTTTTTTTAAACTATCTATAAATGATCCGGACTGTGTTTCCTGATCATCAGAAGCATCCCCAGAAGCATCCTCAGAAGCATCATTTGGGTTGTCTTGATTTTCATCAGCATCGCTCATAATTATATATATATAAGAAAATACATTAATCTTTACCTTGCGTACATTAATGAACAGGCGCCATTATTAATTTCTAATATATTATATCGATGTTCTAATACAAGTAAATCATATGTATATTCATATAATGTAGCGGAAGGTTTATTTATACCGATGATTTCATTTGTAACTGGATCACATATCGTATTAAAAGTAGCATTGCTATCTACTGGTGGCGTTATAGTATTTAATTCTAATTCAATGTCATAATATTTAGATAAGTTTACAGCACCACAAGGTTGTAATACAAACGGATTAGTGTTTAAAGAAAAATTGTAGCAATAGATATCGGCTGTAAATGTTTGACATGGTTGGGGCGAGATTAAATAGGGTTCTGTTAAACGATATATACTTTCATCTAAAACATATTCTCTATATTCTCCGTCAAATAATATGCCTAAACTCTTTAATATATGCTTATCGTTTTCAAAAGCATAAAGACCTGAACTATATAACTCAGTACTAGTTCCATCTTCATTTAAACCAGGTCCATATTCTCCAGAACATAACGTTCCGGTTTTACTGGCTAGTACTACATCGGATGGCAAATAATCATAGGACCAATTGGTATAATTGGTCCATTCGTTTCTTAGGTAAACATCATTGCGTTTAAAGATCATCATCCAATCCACTACTAACCCAGCGGTGTGAATTTTTTCTTTGGTAGTCCCTATAATATCATTAAACGTGTATTCGTGAACTTCTTTAAATAAGTATTTGTGATCATATGCAGTAAATATACTTTTTTCTTCATCAGATAAAAAGATATAGTTAGCTAACAAGTGAATGTCTTGATTCCAGGAAGTGGATGTATTGGAATAAATGTTATTCTCTGGATCAACGGGCTCTTGAATAAATCGATAAAAAGCATGTTCCGCTATATTGAAATTAGGCGCTAACCTTGGATAGTCGTTTGTTGCATCGGTAACATCACGTATGGTAAATAATTCAGATATAGGTCGTAATGTAATTCGTAATTCTATTTCATTATACTGTAATGCACACAACGGAAGCGCTTGTTGTTTGTTTAGACAAAACCATAAGTTTAAGGGTATGTATAGTTTTCTGCTTCGTATGCTGGGTTCAGGTGTAGACCCATCCGTGTAAACTGCATTAGGGTAAGTGTTATCTCTAACACCAGAATTAGCGGGATCATTAAAATCAGCCGTATTACCAATCATTTCATGTACTAGTTCTTTAAATTCGCCCATATCTCGCATAAACGTGGCGTATAGATAGTCACCACTTACTTTTTGAATCGTTAAACCACCACTATATATCTCTATTTCTTTTATCATCATAAACCCTAGATATTTTATCCATTGGAATTCATAGGGTACCCAAACACCGTCATTTGTAGTAGAGGTACAGTCAAATGGATAAATAGGACTAAAAATATTAGGCAATGTTACACATAAGTAGGTATCTGCAAATAAATCAGCATACCGTTTAACTTTAAAATTAAATACGCTTTCTTGACTTAGTTTTAACTCTCTTAAACCTTCATAATCTAATCGAAATTTTTGCATTCCAAAATTAGTATATTTTTTATAAACTGATGTAAAAAAGGTTTTAGTTGGGTTACCATTTAAAATGACATTTTGATTTCCTTCAACAATTAAACTCATTTCACCACCAGGCATATTAATGTATAAATATATAATATATTATGTTTTTAAATATTATATAACAAATGTTTACAAAAATGTTGGATGTCTTAAGTGCAAATACTAGTTTAATTGAATTTTTAACTATTATTATAGTTGCTTCCGCTATTGTTGCAATTGTTGTGTATATTACCGTTCAACAGGCAGCAAAACAAGGTAATTGCACAAATATGAAAAATTTATATCCCATGGAAACGAGTATACAACCCATTTTAAAAAGCGATCAATTGTCGTATAGCATCAATGATACCAGTTATGATACCCGATTAAGAGATGTGTATGTGAAAGCATCGTATAATTCTTGTTCCGCCGGAAATTATAAAGATGATTGGGTAAGTACGTGTGCTTTAAACGAAGTATTAAAACGAGGCTGTAGGTTTGTAGATTTTGAACTATATTCCATCAATCATGAACCAGCAGTGGCCACTTCAACTAGTACAGATTATTACACCAAAGAAACATGGAATTCCGTGCCCTTTTCGGCGGTTGCAAAACTAATTAAAAACAATGCGTTTTCCCAGGATCATGTCCCTAATCCCACGGATCCTTTGTTGGTACATTTACGGTTTAAAAGCAATGATATTTTAATGTATAATAAGTTAGCCGATGTTACAAAAACACATCTAGATACCTTTTTATTAGACAATAAGTATAGTTGTGGATATGCAGGAGAAGGGTCTTCTCCGGCAAATGTATTGGACGCAACCTTTAGCAGTAATGTGTTAAAAAACAAGGTTATTATCTTAGTGGATGGTGCCTCTAACAGTACTTATGCTGGTACTGATTTTAACGAGTTTGTTAATTTGTCTACTTCTTGTAGTAGTACACCTACTATAATGGAATATAGAAATTTTACGGCACAAACCAGCGAGGATAACGAAACGTTAACAGATATGAGCAAATCAGGAATGTTGATTGTATTGCCAGATTTAAATATAAAACCGAGTAATATAAATTTTAATAGTACCGTACCCGCATTAAAAGACGGCGGATGTCAAATTGTAGCCCAGTGTTATCAAATTATGGATAGAAATTTGAAAAATTATAATACTTTTTTTCCGACAAGTGCCTTTGTCTTAAAAGATACTACACTTATTAATCCCGATAGTACTGAGACTTATCCCACTGTACCACAATTAGCGTGCACAACACAAACTCAAACGAATAAACACGGATATACTTTTGAAACTCATTCTTGTACTACTGGTAGTTAATAATATATATATATATATATATATATATGTCTCAATGTAGTAAAATAGATACGTATGAAGAATGTGAATTAAACATATTACGTCATGCGGTTGATATAGCGGAAAATAAGCAACAAATCAAAGGGCGTAACGAAAAAGAAGTAACAGAGATAATGGATATTGTAGAAGATTTTCTTCGTAAAAGAAAATTAATGTGTTATGGTGGCACGGCAATCAATAACATTCTTCCGAGCGAAGATCAATTCTATGATTATAATGTAGAATTACCGGACTATGATTTTTATTCGCCCACTGCCTTAAAAGACACCAAAGATTTAGCAGATATCTATGCTAAAAAAGGGTTTGATGATGTAGAAGCAAAATCCGGCGTACACCATGGAACGTATAAGGTGTTTGTAAAAAACATTCCGGTTGCAGATGTAAGTCAATTAGATCCTAGGTTATTTAAAAATATTTATAAAGATGCGAAGCATTTTAACGGTATTAAATATTGTCCCCCGGATTTTTTGCGCATGGCCATGTATTTAGAATTATCGCGTCCTTTTGGGGATGTAAGTAGATGGGAAAAGGTGTTAAAACGTCTTACGTTATTAAATAAGCATTATCCTATCCGTGGCGAGGATTGTTTTGAGAAAACGTTTAAGCGGGAATTTAAATCCACGGATAAGCAGCATTTAAATATATATGCGATAGTACGAGATTCGTTTTTGGACCAAGGTTTAGTCTTTTTTGGAGGTCATGCCATAAATTTATATAAAAATCATATGGGAAAATCCTATAAAATGATAGTAGATAAAATACCGGATTTTGATGTATTATCTAACAATCCTAAGAAATCATCACAAATACTAGCAGAACGATTAAAAGAAAAGGGGTTTAAAAACGTCAGTTTAAAAAAACATGATGCTATCGGAGAAATTATCTCTGAAAACTATGAGGTACGCGTTGGAAAACAACCGGTGGGATTTGTGTATAAACCTCTTGCGTGCCATAGTTATAACAATATAGAAATAAAAGGTAAAAAGGTAAAGGTAGCTTCTATAGACACCATGTTATCGTTTTACCTTGCCTTTTATTATGCGGATAAACCTTACTATGATAAAAATAAAATTATGTGTTTTTCAAAGATGCTTTTTGATGTACAAAAAAAGAATAGATTAGCACAAAAAGGAGTGTTACGTCGTTTTAGTATTACGTGTTATGGAAAGCAGGGTACTCTTGCCGACATGAGAAATGAAAAGACGGAACAGTTTAAAAAATTAAAAGACAAACGCACGTCAAAGGAATATGAAGAATGGTTTTTAAGGTATGAACCCAAAGGGGTAGATAAAAAAGATAATAAATCCACTAATAAAAAGTCAAAAAAGTCAAAAAGGCGTGGTGAAAAAGGGTCAAACAGTCATACTAGAAAAAAAAGATAAACTATAAATTGAAACAAAAAAAAAATTGCAAGGAAAATATAAACCATGTCTGACTTCAGCACTCCGTTTCTAAATAAACTTGTAGAAACGGGGTTACACCTATTTGATATTGTAGATACGTGTGCCTGTTTTATAACCACCACGCTGTTTATGGTGATTACCGGAGTCATGTATGTAACAGGAACCATGTTGTTTTATCTATGGGATACTGCCATGACGTTTGGAGGACGTAAACAATTGGTATGGGAATACATGGACAATAAACCAACAAACCTATATATGAAGCGTTATGCTATTTGGTTTAAAGATAGTGAAGATACAAATAAATATAATATATTTATCCATCATTACATCACAAGTACTGAGGAGTATTACACGGATCCTTGGAAGTCATATCGTTTTATGCTACACGGAACACTCCGTCAAGATAATCTGGTAGAAAAAGCAGATAATACTAGTTACCTAGTAACAAAACTTAGGCGCAAGTGGAGTACTAGTGTAGATTCACCAAGCGATATCAAAAAATATATAGTAAAACCCAATACTACGTGTTGGGAATTGGTGATTACTACAAAAAAGACGCACCAAAATAAGATGTTTAATGTTATATCCACTACAAGTGGAGGGGAAACTCAATATGTAAAGGTCGAGCATGATCATAGTAAAACAGAATAATAATAATAATATAAATAAATACTTCTTACTATATAAATAAACTATGTCAACCAAAGAAACACGCGAGATCATAGTGGAATTAAATCGTCAACAATTTAAAGAATTACTGCACGTAAATCCTGGGTATGTTATCATTAAGTTTACCGCAACTTGGTGTAAACCGTGTGCGAGAATCAAGCAACAAGTGGAAAGGTGGTTTACCGTAGTACCAAAAGAGATTCAGTGTGTGGAATTAGATGTTGATGAAAATGTAGATATCTATTCTTTTTTTCGCAAAAATAAAATAGTCGCAGGAATACCAGCATTTTTGGCATATAAACAGGGCAATCTTAGCATTGCACCAACCCATTCCGTGTTAGGTTCCAATGTCACGGAGATCAATCGTATGTTTGAAACGTGTGTAAAGGAGGTTAAAACGTCTCATTACTCTACGGGTGTGCACACAACAGGAACCATGGAGTGAAAGTTATCTTCATTATCACCAATAGGATAAGCGGTGATAGTAGGTATAGATTCTTCCTCGCTATCCTCATGATCATCCTCATGATCATCGTCATGGTAGCATGAGTGTATACAAATACATACGATACACGTTCCGCAACTAAAACTACCAATTATGATTAAAAAGATAACACCCGCATTTAGTTTTTGGCTACTTAGAAACAAGGATAAAATAAGATAGAGTAGAATAATTCCACAACAAATATTAAAAACACTCTCTTTGTTTTCATTTCGATTTACCCTAGTGATAGACCTGTGAATAGGCATATGTATATGTTCATACATAGTTATGTTTATATTTGTAAGCGTTATTATGCTTTAATAGAACTTCTAATCATTATGCATATGGAAGTAGATTTAGATATAAATCATTATGATTTAGAGAGTTTAGTAGGATTGTTTAAGATTCCAATGCAGTTTGGTGAGAAGGATTTAAAATCTGCAAAAAAAATAGTATTATCCACGCATCCAGACAAATCTAGATTAGATAAAAAGTATTTTTTGTTTTTTTCAAAGGCCTATAAGATATTATATGAGATATACCAATTTAAGCATAAATCAACGAACCGAAAGGTAGAAGAATACAATACACTTAAGTATAGAGATCTAGAACAGGAACGAGAACTAGATAAACAACAAATCATAGATAAGTTATCTAAAAGTCCTGGTTTCATAACAACATTTAATTCGTTATTTGAAAAACATTATTCACAACAAGATCACGGTTATGGCGATTGGTTTTCGTCTTCCGATGATATTCATAATGTGACAAAAGAAGATTTCGACAGTTTAAAAACCGCTACGCGTGCTATGGTTGTTCATGAAGAGGTAAAAGGAATCGATTCCTATAGGGGGGATATTTTAGGTGGTGAATTAGGAAATTATGGCAGTAGTCAATACGAGGATTTAAGGCACGCTTATACGAATGCGTTAGTACTAGGTGTAGATGAGCGGGATTATAGAGAAGGACACGGTAGTTTAGAAGCACTAAAACAAGCGAGGCATAGTCAAAACGTGGACCCTTTAACAAAAGAGGAGGTGAATCGACAAATGGAAAAGGATCGACAAGCGGAAGATAGTATAGATACATCCCGTGCGTATAAGTTAATACAAGAGCAAGAAAACCATAAAAATTCTGCACAAGCGGTATGGTCATCCTTATTACGTATATCTGATAATAAATAATCGTAACTTATAATATATGAATCCATATTTAAACATATTGATCACCATTATTATGGTATATTTTCTAAGTTTAGTCTACAATCAATATAAAGATCAAGAAAAATGGTATGATGACATGGAACATTACAATCTAGTAAAACAGTTTTTAGTAGAGGAAAACAGTCATACCATACATTCAAATCATAAATCTAAGAAACCAATTATGTGGATACATTTAGACTATAAGGTAAATGCAAGACAATGGGAAAATTTCTATTCTAGAAATTCAAGTAACTTAAATCAACCCTATTTGTACATCACTTTAAAATCGATCATTCAAAAGTGTGGTGAGGATTTTAACGTTGCCTTAATAGACGACACGTCGTTTGACTATTTATTACCAGATTACAAGGTCGATTTTAGTAAATTAGCAGATCCTATCAAACAACATTATCGTCAGTTAGCGTTATATAAGTTGTTGTATCATTATGGAGGGTTTTTAGTACCTGCTTCTTTTTTATGTTTTAAAAGTTTGAAACCGATGTATGATTTGGGATTGCAATCCACGGAAGTATTTATGCTAGAAAATAAAGCCCATTACCGTTCCACGTATAAATATGCCCCAGATCCAGAATTTATGGGTTGTGTAAAACAATCGCAAGTTATGTATCGTATTATACAATATACAGAAGGATTGAATTCTGTAGATTATACAAGTCAGCAAGATTTTGTGGGACAGATGCAAGAACAATTTAGACGAATGGTGGACGAAAGATCCATCACGGTTGTTAATAGTAAACATATAGGAGTACAAAAACAAAATAAAAAACCCGTGGATATTTCGGAGTTGTTTCAATCAAACGAAATAGAGTATTGTGGTGAAATGTATGGTATTTATGTGCCGTATAAAGAGTTGTTGGAAAAAACAAAATATCAATGGTTTTTAAAATTAAATGTACCTCAGATTTTACAAAGCAATACGATACTTGCAAAATATATGCTTATGTATTTTTAAATAAGATTTATTGAATATAAATAAAGTAATCAATTTGATAACTGGAATTGGCGTATTTCATGGTAGAAGTATATGTAATATCTAGTTGTTTACAGATATGTCTTATAATAGTAATAAAACGAGAATAGGACAATTTTCGAGTTATATAAAATTGTTTAGACGTATGATAATGTGGTAGTATCTTTTCTAAATAAGGTGCAATAGCATCTTTAAAGATTAATTGTTTGTATACGTCATTTGTGATTTTGTAGTAATTTCGTTCTTTACTACAATATGTTTTTATAAAGTCTATAAAATCTTCTTTATTAGGTGAAGATTTAAATAACTGTAACATATATATATTTAGAACAGAATATAAAAATAGTTCTATTATTATAGGTAGCATGGCAAAGATCATTTCCATCGAAGGAAATATCGGTTCTGGTAAATCAACGATCGTATCCTATTTAAAACAATATAGTAAAAAACAGTATATATTTCTTCAAGAACCTGTAGAGGAATGGTCAAGTGTGTGTGATAAACAAGGAGAAACCATCTTATCGCATTTTTACCGTGATAATAAAAGGTATAGTTTTCAATTTCAGATGATGGCGTATATTTCTAGATTGGATTTATTACGAAAAACGATAAAAGAAAATCCAAACGCAATCATCATAACAGAAAGATGTTTGTACACAGACAAACACGTTTTTGCTAAAATGTTGTACGATAAGGGTAATATGACTGATATAGAATATACCATATACAATAAATGGTTTACCTCTTTTTTAGATGAGGTTACTATTTCGGGAATCATTTACATTAAAACCACACCAGAAACGTGTAATAACAGAATAAAGCATAGAAATCGTGAAGGAGAGACCATTCCTCTGGAGTATTTATCGAGTTGTCATGACTATCATGAAAATTGGTTAAAAACTACAACTATTCCTATACTAACATATGATGGTAATGTCAATATGGATGATACCACTATAATAGATATTGTTTATAAAATAGATTATAAAATTATGGGTTTATTGGTAAAGACACATCAAGAGACGAAATTACCATTAGTCTAAATAAGGAGCATTAAATATATATTGGTTTCGTTTTGCTTCATATAGATTTCGTAAAGAATGTGTATGATAGTATAGTATAATAGATTGTTTTAATAATTCTTGTTTTTTTTCTAGTAGATCAGTGTAACCAATAGAATGTGTGTTAAACCAATTTTCTAGTAAAATTAATCTATCTAAATAACATTTTAGATAATGCTTGTTGAGATGTTGGAAAGGCGGAACGGTGGGTATACAATCTATAGATATAAGTAGAGCTTTACACCATTCGTTTTCTTTAAAGGTCGTGGGAATAGATTCCTCTTTAAAGCATAATTCAAGTGCGTGGAGGACTTCTCGCTGACTATGTATAAAACAAAGCACTTTATTATATTGAATAGCATCACAATAAATGTTGGCACCGCGCAACGTTCGTTCAAATTCTAGTTTGTATAAAGTAGGTATGTCATTATCCATAATGTTCATAGATAGTACATAGTTAGATAACTTTTATATGAAAACTATATATATATATATATAAGTATGAAGTATATTGAATGTTTTGTAGTATTATCCATAGTATCACATCTCTATGTGCTGTGTATAAAAAATAATCATAAGGAAGCTATTTATTTATTTAATACAGTAGTACTTTTTTATATATTGACTACTAATATTGAACTTAGTTTTCCTAGTGCATTTGCTATAGGTACCTCTTTATTTTGTATATTTAATTCAAATTATACACATTGTTTCCCTTTAGTTAGTTTATTGAGTTTAGGGATATGTGTATATTATTTGTTACAAAATCCCAACGTTCTTTAATCACATATATTTGGTATGCATCCTACAAAAAGGTAGCGTTACTTCTTTTCTATCTAAAGAATCCACAGAGTGGTTTTCTTTACGGCAATGATAAGGATGCTGGTGGGTAGTTTATGCAATCATACTAAGTCGGTTTGCAAAAAACACCAATTCGATTTCATCTTCGTGTAATTCATTTGCAATAATAATGTACTTACATATAAGTGTAATAATTTTAAATTTTAATTCTTCTGTCATTTCAGTGTCGTGTTTAATGTATAAAAAGTAATTGTCTAAAATATCACTAACAGAATACCCATGATCGTATAATTCATATAATAAGGATATACTATCTTTTATATTTTTCTCGTATATACACATATCCGTAAACGTTTTAAAGGTTGAAAAACTAATATTAGTAATAAGTGATTTACACGTCGTCATATCTATAGGTTTATTCATAAGTTTGAATTTTTCAAGGTAATTAAGTAGCATACGAATTGAATAATTACACAACTGAATAATATAATCTTTTACGTCATCTTCTATAATAATACCTTCTTTTGTAGTAATAGAATCCATGATATCAGTTAATGTAGCATAGGAAAAAGCGTGAAGTTTTATTTTAAATACTTTATTTAAAATGTGTTGATTGGTTTTAAGGGTATTTGTACAAGATAAAATAAAATTGACTTTATCCGAAAATTTGTCAATGCAACTATGAAATATTTGTTGACTTTGTTCATTTAATTTATCAATGTCGTCTAACACTATTATTTTATGTTTACCTTGGATCGTAGATTTACTTTGACAAAAGGTATATACTTCTTGTCTAAAATAAACGATACCTTGTTCAGATAAACTATTGATATAAAGGATGTTTTCGTTTTTTTTCTCGCTTGTATTATCTTTAAAATAATTTCGGATAATACATTCAAGTAAAGACGTTTTACCCGTACCAGATTCCCCTATTAAAAGAAGGACTAAACTATTATGAGTAATAAAATAATGTAATATACTTTCAATGTCTGGTTTTAATCGAAATGCAGATATTGTTTTTGGTCTATATTTAAATAAGTAGGGTATATCCATAAATAAATATATTCGTACATATTTATTTAAGTTTATGTTTTCTATAAGTATATGGCGTCAGAAGGCTATTATGATATATTAGGAGTAACAAAACAATCCACACAAGATGAAATCAGAAAAGCGTATCGACGTCTATCCTTGGTCCATCATCCGGATAGAAACGGAGGAACCGATGATAGTGAATTTCAAAAGTTAAATGAAGCGTATGAAACGTTAAGTGATCCTCAAAAAAGACGTATGTACGACATGACTAATAGTAATCCATTTATGCAAGGTAATGTCATGGAAGTACCAATAGACCCAAATGCATTATTTAGTATGTTATTTGCACAAGAACTTGGCAAGGATCCTGATATTCATGTATTTCAAGGTACTTTTCCCATGGGAGGTATGCACAATGTAAATAGAGGATATAATGTATCCCAACCAGAACCAATTGTAAAAACACTAAAAATCACTACCAAAGAAGCATATACAGGATGTTGCAAACCATTGGATATAGAGAGATGGACATCTAGTTTTAATCGTAAAGTTCGCGAGACAGAAACCATGTATATAGAGATACCGGAAGGTATTGATCATAACGAATCCATCGTGTTAAAGGATAAAGGGAATATGATATCGCCCACTTGCATGGGTGATATTAAAATTATAGTAGACATAGAAAAGGAAGATTATACAATGGAGCGTGACGGATTAGATATTATCTATAAACATAAAGTTAGTTTAAAAGAAGCTTTATGTGGGTTTTCTTTTTCCCTGAAACACATAAGTGGTAAGGAATTTAAAATTAACAACGCCAAAGGCAATATAATATCACCTGGATTTAAAAAAGTGGTTCCTGGTTATGGATTTAAAAGAACCGAGCATATAGGAAATTTAATCATAGAGTTTATGATAGAATTTCCTGATGTGTTAACTCAAGAACAATTAGAGTTAATAGAAAATATTTTCTAAATACATGATATAATGGCAAAAACCGACAAAGGATATAAACATTCTGATATATTTATGTTAGTAATTAGTATATTTATACTACACATTATTTTAGCTTATTTAGTTGCTATAGGTACAAACTATTTATTGATCAAATATAATTTTAGTGAAGAAAATCTATTTCAAGTAAATACAATGTCTCATACGTTTGTTACCATATTAGATGTTATGTTGATTGCGGCGGTGTTGAAGTATTTCTTGTAGGTGGTTTTACCAATTGTTCAACGGGTTTAGATACAAATCCAAAAATGTTATGTAATACGTAGTTTGGATATTGTTTAATAGAATTCATAAAAAAAAAGGAAGAGACAAATAAATCATACATAGTCCCTAGTATTCCTCGGTGTAGTAGGGCATTATATACAATTCCAATCATACTCCCTAGATAACCAAAGGTAAAATAATTTGTTTGATCTATGATTTTATTTACACGTTCGTTATTAGTGGTTGTTTTGGGTGGTTTCATACCACTATTGCCATTTTCTTTGTACTTTTTTTGTAATAGTTCTTCCATAAATATACTATATAAAAACATATTAATTGGGAGAGATACACCTAATTTCGTGAACAATCAAGTATGCGTTTATTTCTAGAGAATTGTTTCGATCTAAAGTAGCATACAAATCATTGGCTTTTGCCATGGTATCTACAATATATACACGCGCACATGGTTTTGACATTTTTAATATCATATCTAATAAATCGCTTAATATACTATTAGCGATAACAAGTATAGTATATTTTAAATATTGAGGTTGTTGTTTTTTCATTTTTTTTATAAATTTTCCTACGACAACTGCTTGTTTTGTAGCTGTATAGAAATGAGAATCTGTTATAGCAGTAGTATCGATACAACAAGAAAAACACTGCTTTTCACATTGTTTTAAATTCCAGTAATTAAGATAATTAGATACCCCATTTTTAGTCAAAGTAGTATCATTTTTAAAATGAACGATTACGTGAGGAAATAGGGTTTCATCTATGCTCATTGTTTAAGTAAATTGATATTATTTAAATTATAATTATACTAAAATAATTTAAATAAACTAAAATAAATCAATAGATATGAGCGACATAGAAGCACAATTAAAGGGATTGTCGATACAAGTTGAAACGCCGCCTAAAAAAGAAAATGAATGTTTGTATTTATGTAGTCAATGTAAGTGGAATATTTTACTATTGTGTATGAGCGGAGGAGGAATAGTCATAACAGTAATAAACATAACAACTATTACTAGTAATTCTATAAATAGATTAGTCACACAATATCTAATCGTAAATGTGGTATTTGAAACCATTACGTGGGTTAGTTATTTACATTATTATATCACAAACAATACCTATTGGTTAACTCTAGCAAAAGTATTTTATTTAATATTAAACAGTGTACAAACTTGGGGAGTATTGTTATTGCTAGATACAACAACAAAACAAATAACTAATACTATAGGCATTAATATAATACTAACGTTGTGGTATATCTATTTAGTAGGTATGTTACCAATGAATTCCTAAACTTAGGAGATACGTTTAGTGGCTATACTAGAATCTGCTAAATAAAGTGAGTTTTCGGTTTCAATAATGTAATCGGTTTCTACTTTATATATTTTTGAAATAGGACTGGTATATTCATCTTCACTTTTTACTAATAATTTTTCGCCGCCTTCGCGAATACCAATGATAATTTCATTGGATAGAGATTTGGTCCAATAATCAAGCATAATTGGTTTATCATTTACAATACCTAATTTAGTAATATGTTGCATGGTTAAATTACTTGGTAATCGATAATTAGAAGGAGTAGAACTAGTTGTATTTTCGTTTTCCATTATAGTATAAGTTTTTGATTTTCTTTAAATTATTATAACGTAAAAAAATACTTTTATTTTATAAAATTAAAAAAGTATATTATCCTATAATGTCTTCTACCATGTCCTTAAATTTATTAACCAATTATCTACCCGAACTAAAAGAAACTACTATAGAGTTATATCAATATTATATCGCATTGATTCAAACTTTGCTAAATCATATTCATACCAACATTACGATTAAAAATATAGAGTATTTAAAATATATTATAAAATATGGTATTAATACAATAACACATATATATAAATTATTACTGCTTTACACTAGGAATGTTTCTTTAACCGTTCATCATTGTGAAAAAAGTATATTATTTTATGTTGAGTTTATTACACAAATAGGTGATGATAATCATAGTTTTTTACAATTAACATCTAAAGATGCGGTAATGTTTTTGTATAAAAAAACGTTATTTGAATTAGAAGAAAATTATGTGAAAACATGTGTACATACATCCCAACATACGGATAAAATACACGAATTAGACTTGAATACTACATTATTTACAGCTATGATACATCATAATGTTTCCTACTACAAAGATATGACTTCGTTAATGAAAGAGGCGGTGGATATTAATAGCATAATACATAAAAATAGATCTATTTTGATGACCTACAGTAGTGATATCGTAGATTTAATTGATCTTTTAGTTCCTTATAGTAAATCATCCATATCTTCTGTAGATAAAATACTAGAGTATATTCAAAGTAATCAATGTATAAATACCTTAGACGCATTCCATAAAATCACTATTGATCAAGAACAACACGTGGATTGACATATCATGAAGGGGTGATAAGAATCGTTCGCCTCTTTTTTTTTTTAATAACGGGTGTTTTAATGGGTATGTTTATATTTGTATCCATGATACTGCTGTAATTGTTTTCTAATATATCTACTATATAGTGATATGCATTATAGAGAATAGTTTCATTACATTTTCCAACTATTAATACACTACCCGTTCTAAATACCATAAAGGATATGTATTTATTTGTACTTGAACTATTGTCAACTTTATTGTCTGGAGTTATATATAATTTGCATTGAATACCGGGATAAGAACAAGGATCATACATGGCTGAAATATTATAAGTGTTTTTTAATAGTTTATATAAACTGTTACGTTTTATATAATATCCTGAAGTAAAATTGGAATTGATAAGCACGGTTTCTGCCGGTATATCTGATACAGTTAAATCTAATATACTTTTTATTTTTGTATACACAAGATCTAATTCTTTGTCAGAACGAATACCCGGTAACTCTAATTTTCCTGTATTGAATACTTTTACGTGGAATTCTTTGTATAGATTATCCTTTATTTCAATGCGAATAATGACTACAAAACAATTATAAAAAGCACTTTTTTGTTTGGTACGATAACTAATAACGTCTTTTTTACTAATACCTATACTTACTTTACGCACATCTTTAAAGGTAATACGACCATTTGGATTGTCTATGTGTTGCATGACGTATTGTGATACATAATTATACTTACTACAATTGTCAACTATGTCATTTACCTGTGTTTTAGTGTTGGAATTGAATTTCATTTGTTTTTTAACGACACCTTCTTTTCGATCGCTATAGGAAATGATGGGGATGGACCAAAATATCCCAATTAGATCAACGGGACTATTTAAATAGCCTATCATAGTTTTTGTAGATATATATAAGTCAGAACATTTAGGAATTTTATTGTCATTTGGTATATCACATTGTTCCCCTACATGTAGCGTATCATAATTATCGGATCTTTTTGTACTTGATTCTTCATAATTATTTATCGTTTGACTAGAATCATTGATAAATTGGGCCCATTCCGTATTTAAATCCATGTAAGTGCTTTTATGTTTTTTAAGTAATTTTATTTCAATTTTTTTATTTTATATATATAAATAGAATGTACACTGCCAAAAACATTTCTATTCCTAATAAACAAGAAGATGCCAAGGAAGAAATAACCACCTATTTAAAACGAAATTCTTTATCTTTTGATTGTAAAATGGATAAAAATGCATTTGATCCCACTAAAAATTCACCTCCTAATCCTTGGTTACAAAAATTGGAAAATCGTATTCAACAATACTATCAAACTAATAAATGATATCCTGTAAAATCAATAATATATATTTTGTATAAATTTGCTCATCTTCGTTGTTACAATGAATGTTATATTCAAATTTACACAAAATATCTGATTTTATTATCTCATTATGAGTGCGAATAATGTATTTTAAAAACTCTTTTATCATATGTTTCATGTCGATATTGCAAACTATACTTTTGTTTTTAAACAACATATACAGTTCATCTAAGTCACGATTGGTTTTAATGGCAATATAGAATTCACTCCATAGTGTATCATTAAATATTTCATAGGTATTGATTATATCTAGATTGGTTTGTAAATAATTTATCATACTACGAATATCAGACGAAAACAGTTGTTGCACATAGTGTAGTTGGGTAGTATTGATTGTAAGATTTTCATTGATTACAATATTTTGTAAAAAAGATAATATAATCTCAGTTGGAAGATTATTAAATTTTAAACGCAACAATTCTGACTGTAATGCATCGTCAATTTTACTTATATAATTACAAATTAAACAAAATCGTACATTGTCACTGTATTCGTTGATTAAATAACGGAGCGCTTGTTGGGCGTTTTTTGTCATATAATCAACCTCATCAAAAACTACAAATTTCATACCTTTGTTTAATAAGGGATTGCTTTTGACAAACATACTGATTTGATTACGAATAATCTCTATTCCGCGATCATCCGAGGCATTTAAATGTATCATTAATGCTTTTCCATCACAACCATTCATTTTATGATATTTCTGAATTAAATTAATAATCGTTGTTGTTTTACCGGTACCCGGTGGTCCATAAAATAATACATTAGGAAAATAATTAATTTTTATAATTGAATCTATTATGGTCTTGTTTTCAGGAGTCAATACAATAGATTCAATGTTCGTTGGTCTATATTTTTCTACCCATGGTACTCCTTCTTTTTCACGATTAAACATTATAATACTATTTTAAAAGTATTTAAATTGTATTCTATACTATTGAAATATGGAGAAAAAAAGAGGTCGTAAAAAAAATACGGAGACTCTATCACCTAACACTGTGCCAGAAAAGATTCCAAAAAAAAGAGGTCGAAAACCAAAGGGAGGAAAAATTATTGTGGAAGAAACAAACAAAGAACCTGTACCTGATATTAAACCGAATATCATTCTACATTTAAAATGTAAATTAAATGATATAGCAAAAACAAATACAGGGTTAAATGAATACGATCCTGATAATATTGAAACTATTTTACATTACAATATATCACAACAAAATAAAGGATCCGCATTGCAATATGATTTGATTGATGATAAAAGTAAAGGCACTAGTCCTGATGGTATTATGTGTCAATTAAAAGAAGAGATAACAAAACCAGATACTAGTAAGGATATATCGGTAAAACTAAAAGATTTATCCAAACAATTGCATAATAACATGCAATTAAATGAGCATAGCGCTTGTTTTTGGTGTACGTGTGAGTTTGCTACGCCACCCGTTTTTATACCTCAATATAAAAAGGATGCGTGTTATCACTGTTATGGTCATTTTTGTTCACCTTCTTGTGCAGCGGGATATCTGTTTAAGGAAAATATAGACACTTCTATAAAGTATGAAAGATACCAATTGCTTAATTTTATTTACAATGACATCTACAACTATGAAAAAAATATAGTCCCTGCGCCGTCACCGTATTATTTATTAGATAAATTCTGTGGTAATTTAACCATTGAAGAATATAGAACATTAATGGAACAAGATAAACTTATACTTGTTATGGATAAACCTCTTTCTAGAAATTATCCGGAATTATTTGAAGAAAACAATGAATATCACGTCCATACCATTAATACTTTTTCAAAAAAGAAAAAAGATATGGTGAAACAAAACATCTTTCACGTTAGTTAATAGTACTTAAATAGTAAAATACTTAATTACCATAGTATGAAAAAACGGTTTACAACCATATTGGCCTTTCAAGGACAAAATCCATTGGGTATAGAGATTTACAAAAAATACATTGATATAAAAGATCGTTTTTTATATCACGGTAGAGAGGATGATACACATCTCGATTATTTAAAAACCCCATACGTAGTGTCTAGATCAGAAGAGATAAACAATCAACCCATTAATCATTATGATTGTGTGATAAATCATCTTGCGCTTCCTACGCGTGAAGAGATACCTAACTATATACAATCCCTCTACAAGATAGTAAAGCCAGACGGTTTCATTATCTTGTCGCTACCTAATAAATATCCTAGTTTAGACTGTTTACATTGGTATACAAAATTACTACCACATGCTAGTGCTGAATATGCGTCAACCATTCCAACACAACAAGAATTATGTGATTGGTTGGATGAACATGCCTTTCAACTAGTAGCCATACAAAAACCTAAAAAGGAGTTGATGTTAAAAAAAGAAATCTATTACAATCCGTCGGGAATATATGATCCCTGTTGGATATCGTGTGATCCTTTTTGGGATCATGTAGAGAAAAAAGATATGATGCGTATAGAACGTATTATATCGTCTTTATTTAAACAAATGAAAATATATCGTTACATAGAAGAAGTAGACAAAGATAGAGAAACTTACGGTCAAGTGTATTTTATAATCGCTCGAAAAACGCCTTATAGAGTATTGTATTAGTAGGCGATTATGCGTATTTTTTCAATAAAGCCAATTTTAGTTCCGATTGTTTTCGCTCTTCTGCGTTCTTTTTTTTATACTCTTGCAAATTCGACCATTCGAGACTCGTTTTAGAATTTATTTCGTTTACTTTATGTAATGTTTCTTGAATAGTATTTTTTTTGTTGTTTAAATACTCTTTTACTGCAGTATCATCCTCCTGTTTTTGTTGTCGCTCTTTTTCAATTCGATTAATTTCTTCTTCTATATTTTCTTTTATTTGAACGGCATTCTCTAATAAACGATTATTACGATTTAATTTTATTAATTTATTGTTAAGTTGTTGTTCTTGTTGTACTAGTTTATTGGTATAGATGTCATTAGATTGGTCTAATACAGAAACATTTGTTTTTGTACCTTTTCTAGATAACTGTTGTTGTCTTAAGGCAAATTTCGCTTGTTTTAATTCATTTCTCTTTTGTTGTTTTTCAAGATGTTTTTGCTTTTTTTCTTCATACTTTTTCATACGAACATTTTCCTTATGTTTGGTATTACGTACAAATTCCTCAACCGCTTTATTTACATAGTCAGGACCGTCTTCCATCGCCTTGGGTACTTTTAATTCACTTATTTCTTTTATTTTAGCTTGAATACTCTGTTTTTGTTGTAATAATAAATCGTAATCTTTACGTGCTTTTACATTTAAAGCAGTTAATTCATCTACCGCATTCTTTATATCCGTTTGCTTATCTTCCAATATGGTTTGCAGTTCTTGATTGTCTTTTGTGGTTTTTTCTCGCTCTTTTTCTATTTCTTGTACCTTGAACTCAATTTGTTGTTTTTGTTGTACTTCTTGTTCTATTTGCGTTTTAGTATTACCTAATTTAAAGATTTCGTTGTCAAGATCCGTTTGAACCTGTGTTAATTTCTCTTTGTAGTTTTCATTGGTTTTGTTTAATTGATGGATGGTCGTTTTCGACGTTTTTCTATTTATTTGTTCGTTTTTTAACGCAAGTTTAGTATTTAAAATATAGTTTTTTTTCTCTTTTTTTAGTTGTAATTGATTTAATAACTTTTCTTTTTTTTCTTCTAATTTGACATTACGTTCTTGTGCTGTTTTTTGTTGTAATTCTATTTTATGTTGATGTTTTTCGTTGGATTGTAAATCCTTTTTTTCTGGACTATCATTACCATTCATTGTTATATAGTGAATATATATATTATTTTTCTATAACTAAGATATTCCCTAAATATTAATATATATTGTATTGAAATACATATATTACAGGATACGGCATGAATTGTTCATCATAATAATGTAGTTCAATTCTTAAACATATATTACATTGTTTATTCAATTGGATATATATCCAATTTAATATATTTTTCCAAGACATGGTTGATACAACCTTTGGTATCGTAGTAAAATTTGTATATTTAAATATTTCATTTGTAAATGAGATCATGTATCTGGGATCTATGGTACTTTCGCACAATATGCCATTGTATTCCATAAATTTGGCTAATGTTTGTGTATATAAACACAATGGTTCATTTTTAAAGTTTCTATGCATAGTACCACTACTATCCAAAAAACTGGCACTACAATCCAAATAATTGACACTACAATCCAAAAAACTGGCACTACAATCCAAATGATTCACACTACAATCCAAAAAACTGGCACTACAATCCAAAAAACTGGCACTACAATCCACATAATTTGTATTACAATCCACATAACTGACACTACAATCTACATAATTGGTACTACAATCCGTCATTTTAGTAAAGATAGTATTACGAACCGTGTAATAATTAAATTGGGTAATGTCTACAAACTCGTTAGGTGTAAAATAATTACAAGGATAAAAAGCATTTTTGAATGTATCAATAGTTATTGAGATGGGATTTATATAAATTTTATATAGATTGTTATTTGAAGAATGCTTTATAGGTAGTTGTGTTTTATTCGTTAATATACTTGTTGTAATAGTATTATAGTTTAGCATGCTTATAATAATATAATTTAATATTTTATAATAATGGAAAATACACAAATTAAGATAGCGGTTTGTTTTTTTGGATTAACACGATCTTTAAAACATACCTATCCATCTATTCAAAAAAATATTTTTAAAGTCCTTGAAAGACATAACATAAAGTATGATATATTTTTACATACCTATGATTTAAATACCCTTTCTAATAAAAGAAGTGGCGAGACGTGCTGTACCCTAGATACGGATGAATGGAAACTATTAAAGCCAACGGAACATAAAATAACCAATCAGCAATCATTCGATGAGTCATTTCACTGGGACATGTTATTTAAGCACGGAGACATTTGGAAAGATGGATTCAAAAGTGTAAAAAATGCGATTCGACAACTAAATAGCTTAAAACAAGTAACTAGTCTTTGGATAGATAAACCTCCTTATGATTATTATATTTATATAAGACCAGATCTATATTATGTAAATGAAATAAATGTAAATGATATATTAGAGCATTTACACTTAAATAATATTTTAGTAATACCATACTGGGGGAATTATAGAGGAGGCTTTAATGATAGAATAGCATATGGGAGTTATAATGTAATGAAAACGTATGGTATGCGAATACAGTTTTTAAATAAGTTTTTTAAAAATAGCAAAGTAAAAAAACCATATCATTCTGAAAGATATTTAACAAAGGTTATTAGAGAACATCAAATCTTTATTAGATTTTGCAAACTTAGAGGAATTCGCGTACGCGCAAATTTAAACTATGATGAAAAAGATAGTTCCATGTTTATGCGGTATTTAACTTAACTAATGTGTTTTTTAAATAAACATCCGTGGGAAGACAAATTATTAATCTCTTTAATTTTTCTTACATTTTGCTCAGAACAATCACGCATCCATATTTTTATAATGCAAAATGATTTTTTCGGTGAAATGGTTATTCCTGTTATTTTGTCTATGAATGTTCTATCATTGCTAATGGATGCACCTACTACCATGCAACACAAATGGTCCCATACCTGCTTTACATGATTGTTATTTATTTTATAAGAAAAACATCCTCCATTGACATTTTCCTTATCCTCCCACATGGGTTTTATACCATCTCGCATCATAAACAACATGCAATTTTTAACCAACATATCAGGCAGGCAATCTAATATTGCTATCATTTCTTCTACAGAGGATACCTTTAAAAGTGTCCTATAACTGTTCAAGGTCCAATCTGTATCGTGTGGTAAATGCGCCCAAAAGACCCATTTATCAGAAAGGGAATGGAATGTTGCCACAGTTTCTGACATTATAGTATAATATAGTTTAATTATTTAATATAGTTTTATTGATATATTTAAGTAAATTTTGGTTTACCGTTTTCGTAATGACCTACTACCTCACCTACATCACCATCTATAGTACATTCATAAATCTCTCCAGTGGTCTCGTTGGCAGTGAAATATACACTGTCACCGATAGTAACCTCAAATACTTCCTCATTTTCCTCCTCCTCTTCCTCCTCCTCTTCCTCCTCCTCTTCCTCC